GGCAACATATCACCCCACGAAAGGAGGGCAACACCATGAAAAACCAAGAAATCATCGACCGCCTCCGGGAAAAAACCCGCCTCAAGCACTACGCGCTCAGCACAGAAAAAACCTACGTCGGCTGGGCTCGGCGCTTCATCGCGTTCCATGCCGACCGTCTCCGGTCGGGCAAGGCCGAAGCCGGCGCCCTTGAGGTCACCGCCTTTCTTTCGTGGCTCGCCACCCAGCGCCGCGTCAGCGCCTCCACCCAGAACCAGGCCATGAACGCCCTCGTCTTTCTCTACGGCGAGGTGCTTGGCATCCCCCTCGGCGACATCAACGCCATCCGCGCCAAGCGCAGCCGCCGTCTCCCCGCCGTCTTCACCCGGGCGGAGGTCAATCTCGTCCTCGATCAACTTAAAGCCGCCCCCTGGCTCATGGCCTCGCTCCTCTACGGCTCCGGCCTGCGCCTCTCCGAAGTCCTGCGCCTGCGTGTCAAAGACATCGATTTCGACCGCCGCACCCTCACCGTCCGCTGCGGCAAAGGCGACAAAGACCGCACCACCTGCCTCCCCGGCTCCCTGGTCCTGGCGCTGCAGCTGCACCTCGAGCATGTCCGACAGATCCACGCCCGGGACACCGCCGCCGGCGTCGGCGCCAGTATGGACGAAGCTCTCGCCCGCAAGTATCCCCAGGCCCCGCACCAGTGGGGCTGGCAGTATGTCTTTCCCGCCTCCGCTCCCACCACGTGGGACCGCGAAGGCGTCCCCGTCGCACTCCGGCGCCATCACCTGCACCCCAGCGCCCTGCAAAAAGCCGTCGGTGCCGCCATCCGCCGGGCTGGGATTGCCAAACACGCCGGGTGCCACACTTTCCGCCACTCCTTTGCCACGCACCTCCTGGAGAGCGGCACCGACATCCGCACCCTGCAAGAACTCCTCGGCCATGCCGACGTGCGTACCACACAGATCTACACCCACGTCGGCACCCTCGGCGCCGGGATCCGCTCCCCCCTCGACATGGTGGCCTAAATGACCGACCCCGCTCAAATCCAGCGCCTCCACGAAGTCGCCGAAGCCGGTGACAAGGCCGAACTCACCGTGCTGAACAACGCCGTCATCGAACGCATGCGCGCCTACCAGTCCGGCTCCACCGCCGCCAATCTCAAAGACTGGCAGGCGGCAAAAACAGCCCTCGCCAAAACCGTCGCCCGTCTCTGGCCGCGCTATTTCCCCGCCGATCCAGCCGAAAGCGTTGTTTTCGAAGGGCAGCAAGAGGCGCTGGCCTGGCTGCAGAAAAACGGCTTCAAAAGCAGCTCCAGCAAATTGTCCCGCGACTGCCGCTCCGGCAAATGTCTCACTCAGCGCGACAAGACGATTCGCCTTCAGGATCTCAAGGCCTATGCCTCCAGCCTGTCCGTCGACCTCTCCCGCTCCGAAAGCGACAGCGACCTCACCCGGCAAAAAGCCGTCCTCGAAATCCGCCGTCTCGAACAGCAGATCGAAAAGTCCGAGATCGAAAACCGCAAAGACGACCGGCTCTGGATCCTCCGCGAGACCGCCACCGACCACGCCGCCGCCCTCATCGTCCAGCTGCGCTCCTCGTTGCGCCATCATTTCGGGCTCAAGACCCCCGCCGTCATTCTCGCCTCCGCCGGCGAACCCGCCCGGGCGGTCGAAGTTGAAGCCGCCCTGCAGGAGACCATCGCCGCCGCCTTCAACGAGCTCGCCTCCACCCGCGAGGCACTCATTCTCGGACTGGTCGACTCCGTTACCGACGACGAGGACCAATGACACAGCTCGCGCTGACCCCCCCCCGGGCCTGCCCCGTCGAGCCGTGGTTTTCCCCGGCCCTTCGCGCCCGGCTCTCCGGACGCACCGTTTCGGTCGAGCTCACGCCCCAGCTCCGCCGCGCCCTGCGCGTCCCCCAGATCATCAGCGTCTCGGCAAATGCCGAACGGCACCGCGTCGTCACCGGCGTCGACGCCTCCCCCGGGCCCTGGCGTCCCGACCTCGTCCCCCACGCGCAAAAGGTCATGGACACCTACGGCCTCCCCTGGGTCGAAGAAGTCTGGTTCTGCGCCGTCGAACGCGCCGCCAAAACCAACATCATGCTCAACTGCCTCGCCTGGGCCATCCAGTGCGACCCCGGCAACGCCTTCGTCCTCTCCCCCACCGAAGTCGACAGCGGCAAGCTCGTCGGTAAAAAGATCATCCCCATGCTCCAGGCCTCCCCCGGCCTCTCCCGCTACCTCTCGCATCGTCAGGACGACACCGCCAAAACCCTCATCGGCCTCAATCACGGCATGAGCATCTTCCCCGCCCACGCCAACAGCGCCAGCACCATGGCCGCTTTTTACGGCCGCCACTGTTTCGCCGAAGAGGTCGACAAGTACCCCGCCCGCACCGGCCGCGAAGCCTCGCCCATCACCCTCATCCGCAAGCGCGGCCGCGACCGGCGCGGCTCCAAGCGCATGTTTTCCAGCACCCCCGCCCAGCAGTTCATCTGGAAGGGCGTCAACGAATGCCACCAGGTCTGGGAATACGAGCTCTGCTGCCCCACCTGCGGCGATCGCTTTATCCCGAAGCAAGAGCACATCGTCGTCGAAACCGGCGCCACCGTCGAAAGCGTCGAACAGGGACTCTCCGCCGTCGAACTCGCCTGCCCCTGCTGCGGCGATCTGCTCGGCGAGGCCGAACGCGCCGCAGCCTACCGCTGGGGGCGCTGGATTGCCACCAAAGGCGCCGACCTCGGGCGCCCCGCCAAGGTCGGGTTCCACCTCCCCGCCTGGGGCTTGCCCACCGTGCCGCTCTCCGAAGTCGGCGCCGCCATACTGCTTGCCGCCGCAGGCGATCACGCCGCCCTGATCGCCCTGGCCAACGGCTACGCCGCCGCCGACTACAAGCCCGAAACCAAGGACCGGCAAGAAGACGCCATCCTGCGCCTCTGCGACGACCGCCCCGCCGGGCAGGTCCACCCCGAAACCGACAGCCTCACCATCAGCATCGACACCCAGGATCGCGGCTTCTGGTATACCATCCGCGGCTGGCGTTACGGCGAAGATCTCAAGAGCCACCTGGTCAAGGCCGGGTTCGTTCCCAGCTCCCACCCCAACGACTTTTCCGCCCTCGATACCCTCATTTTCGACAGCGAGTACAAGGACGGCGCCGGTCACCCCTACAGGATCAGCTACGGCCTCATCGACAGCCAGGGGCACCGCACCGCCGAGGTCTACCAGTGGTGCAAGCGCACCGGCATTTTCCCCGCCCGCGGCGCCCCCGGCCGCAAGGCCCAGCCCATCACCGTCGGCAAACAGGACTTTTTCCCCGGCACCAACAAGGCCATCCCCGGCGGGCTGCTCCTCTACCACCTCGACACCCACTATCACAAGGATCTGCTGTCCAACAAGCTCCAGACCGACCCCACCGACGACGGCGCCTTCGTCCTGCACAGCGGCTTCACCTCCATGCAGCAGGCCATGTTCCGCCTCCGCCCCGAGCTCGCGCACGGCAACGGCCTTGAGGAGTATGCCCGGCAGATGTGTGTCGAATACCGCGATGAAAAAGGGTTGTGGCAATGCCCCGAAGGCAAGCCCAACCACCTCTGGGACTGCGAGACTCAGCAGATCGCCCTGGCCTATTTTCTTGGTTTTCAGCACCTGGTGCGCAAAAACGAAGCGCCGCAAATCGAAACCCCGAAACAGGCGACCGGAACGACCGGCGGACGACCGGGGTGGTTTAATGCCCGGAGCAGGAGCTGAAAATCCCAGGGGCAGGGCCACACCGCCCGGCCTCCCATAAATCCCATTCTTCCCCTACAGTCCCAGAAAAAGGAGATTAAACAACCATGCAAGTCGTCACCCGCCCGATCAGCGAACTCAGCCCTTACGAAAAGAACAGCCGCACCCACAGCCCCGGCCAGATCGCGCAGATTGCCCGCTCGCTGCAAGAGTTCGGCTGGACCAATCCCCTGTTGATCGACGAAACCGGCCGCATTGTCGCCGGACATGGCCGCCTGGCTGCCGCTGTGAGCCTGGGGATGGAGGCGGTGCCGACCATTACCCTCGCCGGATTGACCGACGCCCAGATTCGCGCCTATGTCATCGCAGACAACAAGCTGGCGGAGAATGCCGGCTGGGATCTGGAGTTGTTGCGGCTGGAGGTGGCCGAGCTGAAGGATTTCGGTTTTGATTTGCAGTTGTTGGGCTATGAAGAAAAAGAGTTGACCGAGCTGCTCGAGTTTGTACCGCCGAACGGTGGCCTGACGGATCCTGACGAAGTGCCGGAGGTGCCGGAAGAGCCGGTCACGAAGTTGGGGGATGTGTGGTTGCTCGGGCGGCATCGGTTGATGTGTGGCGATTCGACCAGCGGCGAGGCGGTAGGGTTTTTGATGGCTGGGGTACTGGCTGATTTGGTGGTCACTGATCCCCCTTATGGCGTCAGTTATGCCGATAAAAACAAAAGCCTCAATGCGGTTGGGAAGGGAACAAGAATACAGACAAAGATCCTTAATGACCACTTGAAGGGAGACGACCTTTCCGGATTTTTCCTCGCGGCGTTTTCTTCGCTGTTTTGTGCCATGAAAGAAGGGGCGCCATTTTACGTTTTTGCGCCACAGGGCGGCGAACAGATGATGATGATGATGATGATGAAAGAATCCGGCCTTCCGGTCCGTCATGAGTTAATCTGGGTCAAGAACAACCACGCCCTCGGCCGAGCCGATTACCATTACAAACACGAACCGGTCCTTTATGGCTGGAAAGACGGCGCCGGCCATCCCTGGTTCGGTGATCGGAACAAATTCAGCACCTGGCATATCGACAAGCCGGTCTCCTCAAAACTCCATCCGACCATGAAGCCCGTCGATCTGCTTTTGATCCCCCTCAACAACAGCTCTTTGCCTGGCGCTATTGTCCTCGACCTCTTCGGCGGCAGCGGCTCAACCCTGATCGCCTGCGAAAAGACCGGCCGCGTCTGCTACTGCATGGAACTCTCCCCGCACTATTGCGACGTCATCGTCAAGCGCTGGGAGCAATTCACCGGACAGGTTGCTGTTCTCGAAGAGCACTTAGGCTCCTGACCACCCCGCCCACCTGGCAACCTATCAAGCGAGGCCCGGTCATCACTGTGCCTCGCTTGCACAAGCCCCTTCGTGAAAAATAATCCCAAGAAAAACGCTTCCCGTCCTTATTTTCGTCATAAATGTTTGACATCATACCCAGGTATGATATTATATCTACAACAACAACGAAGCGGGAGGAAGACATGAAAAGGCTGACGGGTATTGAAGCAATCGAGCACGCAGAGACAAAAGGTCTGACCCTCAACAAGTACACCGATCCTGTAGAGGAAGCACGGGAAGGCCTGACCCCTGAAGAGGCACGAAGGATTGCCAAAGAAGACCCCAGCCTTATTTATCTGGATGTTGCCAACTAGAATGTAAACGGGGGCAATCAAGCCCCCGCCTGATACGCCACCGGCAAAACCCGGAAGAGCGAAAGGAGCCCACCATGAACATCATCACCAGCAACCTCGAAACCGCCGCCCCTCTCTACCGCACCTACCCCCGGCAGAACCAGGCGCAACCCTCCTACATCGAACTCGACTGCCGCGAAAACGGCGAGCTCATGGCCGACTACTCCGGCGAGATCGGCAACGCCGTCCCCGCTTACTACTATCACGGCCTCGCCTACCGCTGGGAGATCCCCGCCGAAACCTCCGGCTCCTCCCTCAAAGCACTCTTCGCCGACGAAACCTTCCTCGCCCTCTGCCGCCGCATCCTCGCCGGCTTCGAAGAAGTCTGGGACGGGTCCAACTACGTCGGCCGATACAACGCCGCAGCTACTTCCGCCATTGAAGAGGTATACGGCCTCATCAACCGCACACTCGAAGTGGTCGAAGTCTGGTCCGTCAACGACTGGCTCTTCTCCTGCAGCCCCCTGTCCGATCACTGGAAAGACCAACCCCTCGCTGAAGCCGTCGCTGAACTCGAAGCCGGTGTCGGGTCCAACGAGGTCGTCGACGGCGACATCGCCGAAGCCTTGATCGAGGGCGCCAGGATCGAATTCGACTACCACCCCGAGCGCCTCACCCGCATCCACATCGCCGAGCTGTTCAAGCAGGGCAAAATCACCACGGACGAAGCCGCCGAGTGGGTCAAAGAGCACGGCAATTAAAACAACACCCAGGGGCCGGGCCGCAACGCCCGGCCCCCATAAGTCCCATCCCTCCCCTAATGTCCCATAAAAAGGAGCCGCCCATGTCCAGTCGTAAAACCATCTATCTCGGCGACGACGCCGAAATGGTCATAGGGACCCGACCCCGAAACCTCTCCGGTCGCATCAACACCATCCTGCTGCGGTACGACCGCATCATCGACGACGTCATGCCGACCCTCAGCGAAGCCGAGTGGTGCGCCCTCTGCGACGCCAACAACGGCACCGTCCTCGACGATCACCCGCAAACCGTCTGCTATCTCTGGGCCAACGTCGCCGATTTCGACGGGCTCGGCGAAAAATGGAAAATCGACCAGGGCGCCCTGGTCGATAAACTCAGGATCCTTCCCTATGCCGCCCTCTGTGCCCTCGCCGAAGTCATCGCCGATTTCTGGGGCAACGACAAAGTCGGCAAAGCCGACAACCGAACCCTTCTCGATGAGGCCGGGGCGAAGGTTGCGTCTGCTTAACCGCTGTTTTTTTTGAAAGAAGAGGTTGAGATGGAAAACAAAAGCGCGTGGTCGAGTATTGATCCAACTTATTCAAGGCGACAACACAAAGGTGTGACCTTCGATGAATTTGTTGAGCATTTCATAGGCATGGTTTATAGATCATGCGGTCAGCCGGTATTCGAACATATTTATCTTCAGAAACATTCTCGGTTGCCTGGTAGCAAAAAAAACGAAGAGGTTGAGGAAAAAACGCCAGGACATTGTCCGTAGGTGGTATTTTCGTCGACATTCTGTTTTTTGGGGCAGATTGCCGATTTCAGGGGGTGAAGGTGAGAGATAGAGATTTTCTTGTGTGGATCCATGCGCGACTGGAGCATGTGTACGGGGAAAACCCGATAGTGGATTATATGCACAAGTTACGGGCGATGGTTGTTAATTACGCGATGCCGGTAGAATAATCAAATTGTAGGTATAGGGGAGTTTTTATGAACCCGTTGAAGATGGTTGGTGGTGTTTCGGTGCAACAGGCGGCAGAGTTGCTGAATGTTCCACCTTCAAAGGTATTGCAATTGGTGTCTTCTGGATTGCTAGAAAGCATTAGTTTTGGGTCTGGTGGGGTGGACGGTATTACATCTGAGTCGGTAACGACCCTGATAGGTCAGCAGGCCGAAAAAGATTTTTTTAAACGCAAAACAATGGAGCGTGCCAATAAGTCTTGGGCTGTTTTTGAACGGTTCATTATCGACGAGGGTGGGTCGGTTCGGTTCTCGCAACTTTATAGCGCTTATGAAAAATGGACCAAGCGTGAAGGCGTCATGACGCTAAGTAAGGTTGAGCTCGGAGATTATCTCGTCGATCTGCGTGGCTTACAGGAAGATTGGGATAACGCGGAGCGGGTTATCTGCGGTATTTCGCTGAAAGCCGAAGCTATGTCGATAAGGACAACCGACCCGACTTCGCAAAACCTACTCGCCTGGATAGAGGAAAAATGTATTAAGGCTGATGACGCGACCATTCCCGCAGCGGCAGCTTATCAATCGTTCAAAGATTGGTGGCAGAAAAAGAATAAGGACAAACCCCCGAGCCAAAAAAAGTTCGGAACTTCAATGACCATGCAGGGGTATGACAAGGACCGAGGCGCTGGAGGTGGTGCTGTGCGTTATTTAGGATTTGGATTACGGAACATCTAGGGATATATGCGTAAGATTTATGACTAAGAGGTATGTCTCGACCCGTAAAAAACCACTGGCAACACCACCCACTAAAGTTCACCCCAAGCCCCCGCCCTTTCGCGGGGGCCTTTTTTTACCCCCAAAAAAACACCCCCGCCCAAAAATAACTGTGCACACTGTGCTTCCTGTGCCTCCTGTGCATGACAACACATCATTTTACCCCGACAATGGGGTATGTCCATCACCCCACTTTTTAGCGAAGCCGAAATTGCCGCCCAGATCAGCGCCTACAAAAGGGCGCTGACCGCGCTCGCCAGTGCCCAGTCTTACGAGATGGAGCTCGACGGCGAACGCCACAAGCTCACCCGCGCCGACCTCCCCGAAATCCGCACCACTCTTGAATGGCTCCAGGGCCAGCGCACCACCAACGCCATCGGCGCAGGTCCCCAGGCGTTTGCCGGGAGGGTCTACCGTGGCTGATTTCGCCTCGATCCGCGCCGCCAAGCGCAGCGCCGCCAAAGTGCAGGCGTCCATGATCGGCGCCGGACGCGCCACCGGGATCTCCCGCACCGGCGGATCCTTTTCCGGAGCGCTCTCCAACTGGACGCCGCGCCGCGTCACCTTCCGCGAAGAAGGGCGCCAGCGCGAAGCCATCGCCGACCGTGCCAACGACCTCGTCGCCAACGATCCCCACGCCTGCAGCCTCGTCGAAGCCATCAGCGTCAACGCCGTCGGCCCCGGCCTCTGGCCGCAGAGCAAGCCCAACTTCAAGCGCCTCGGCATCACCGAAGAGCAGGCGACCGAAATCGCCGAAGCCGCCGAATGGGAATTCGAACGCTGGAACCGCGAAGCCGATGCCCGGGGCGTCTCCGATTTTTACGGTATCCAGTTTCAAAATCTCTGGAGCCTCCTCGTCAACGGCGAATTTCTCAACCTCCCGCTGATGCTCGATGACCCCTCCCGCCGTTATCGCCTCGCCCTCCAGGCCCTCGACCCCGTGCGCATGCGCACCCCCCTCGACCTGATCGGCGCCCCCAACATTCGCGACGGCATCCGCCTCGGCCCCCTCGGCGAGCCGGTCGGCCACTTCATCGCCGACCCCGCCGACGGCCGGATGCTCGCCGGGCTCTCCAGTACCAGCTACCGCGAGCTGCCGCCCAAGCGCGGCCACCGCCACGTCGTCTTCCACCGCTTCCACCAGAAGTCCCCCGAGACGGTGCGCGGGATCTCCGTCCTCGCCCCGGCCATGCCCTTCTTCCGCAACCTCGCCGACTACCTCGACTACGAACTCCTCGGCGCCATCATCGCAAGCAGTTTCCCCGTCTGGATCGAAAAGCAGGCCGGCAACCCCTACGACGCGACGCAGCTCCCCGGCGTCAAGGGCGTCCGCAACGTCGACGGCAGCACCACCAACTACAAAGAAGTCCCTCCCGGGCAGATCCTCTACGGCAACACCGGCGAAAAACCCCACATCCTCAAGAGCGACCGCCCCGGCGACGGCTTCAAAACCTTCGTCGAAGTCGTCCTGCGGGCCGTCGGCGCCGCCACCGGCATGCCCTACGAGATCATCGCCAAGGATTTCTCCAAAACCAACTACTCAAGCGCCCGCGCCGCCCTGCAAGAAGCCTGGCGGATTTTCGAGCTCTACCAGGACTGGCTGGTCAACAACTTCTGCCAGCCGACCTGGGAGATGTTTTTCGAAGAAGCCGTGCTGCGCGGCCGGATCGTTCTCCCCAAAGGCGCCCCCGGCTTTTACGACCACCGCGCCGAATACTGCCACGCCACCTGGGTCGGACCCGAGCGCACCTCCCTCGATCCGGTTAAAGAGATGGTCGCCGATGTCATGGGCCTCAACGCCGGAATCGTCACCCTCGCCGACATCGCCGCCAAGCGCAACAAGGATTGGGAGCAGCAGGCCCGGCAGCGCTCCCGCGAAAAGCGCACCTTCAGCAAGCTCGGACTCGACCCGACCCCGCCCACCGTCAAGGAATCCAAAGACCCCCTGTTCGAGACGGCCCTGGCCATGGCCACAGCCGAGGAGAAGCAATGAGACTCGATCACCTCGTTCGACTCGTGAGCCAGCAGTGGGCGATCCATCCGGATGTCCTCGAAAACTGGTGCAGCATTCTCGATGCCAAGTTGGCCGGGCACCCTCTCCCTGCCGACCTTGCCGCCTCGGGCGCGGATCGGTCTGTTTCGGCGGACGAACCCTTCATCCGCGACGGTAACGTCGCCATCGTTCCCATGGTCGGCACCCTCGTCAAAGCCAATTCGCTTTTTACCTGTGACGCCACTTACGGGGATCTCCGCAAGGCCGTCGCCGCCGCCGAGCAGGCCAAGGGGATCGATGCGATTCTCCTCGCCGGAGATACCCCTGGCGGCACCGTCGCCGGGGTCCAGGATTTTAGCGATTTTCTTTCCCAGGTCAATCAGCGCAAGGCCCTCTACGGCTGGGTCGACGACCTGACCGCTTCGGCCGGTTATTGGCTGATGGCCCAGACGCGCATGATCGGCGCCAATGCCGCTTCGGATATCGGCTCCATCGGAGTCCTGACCGTTCATTACGACCGCTCCGGCCGCGATCAGCAGCAGGGCGTGCAGCGCACCGTCCTTGCCGTCGGCGACTTCAAGGCCGCAGGCAACGACACGGCCCCGCTTTCGCCTGATGCCCGGGCCTACATCATGGACCGGCTGGAGCAGACCTATTCCCTGTTTATCTCCGCCGTCACCAGCGGGCGCAAGATCTCCGCCGAGCAAGTCCGGGGGATGCAGAGCCGCATGTATAAAGCCACCCAGGCCAAGGAGCAGGGGCTGATCGACCACGTCATGGGGCAGGACGAATACCTTGCGCTCATCAAAAACCAAGTCAAAGGAACCGTCTCAAAAACCTTCATTAAAGGAGAGAACCTTATGGATCTCGCAACGCTCAAAAAGGACCACCCCGAACTCCTCGCCCAGATCGAGGCCGCTGCCCGTCAGGGGATGATCGCCCAGGCCGAAGCCGACGCCGCCCGCATCGAAGCAACCGCAGCCGAAAGCACCCGCATCCTCGCCCTGGTCACCGCCGCCGTCGGCGAAGAGAGCGGCAAGCGCATCGCCGCCGCCGCAGCCAAGGGGCTCACCGCCGAAGATCTGGCCGCCCTCGGCGTCAACCTCGCCCCGGTCGCCGCCGTCGGCGCCACCGAAACCCAGATGCTGGCCGCCATCACCGCCGCCGCCTCCCCCGGCGTCGGGGCGCTCGCCGTCAAGGGGACCGAAGACGACGCCCGCACCTCCGCCGTCAGCGCCATCGCCGCCGGCGGCAGCAAAAAATAAACCCTGTAGGGGCGAGGCATGCCTCGCCCTGACCGAGAAGGAGACACCTCATGGAAACCTACACCCCCGACAACCTGCTGGCCGGCGATTACCCGGTCGTCACCGACATCGTCGTCATCCTGACCGGCGAAGTCCTCGCCCGCGGCGCCGTCCTCGGCAAGATCACCGCCACCGGCAAGCACATCCTCTGCGACAGCGCCGCCGTCGACGGCAGCGACGTCCCCGTCGCCATCCTCGCCGAAGCCGTCGACGCCACCGCCGCCGATGTCAACGCCGAAGTCTACCTCAGTGGCGCCATCAACGAAGGACAGATCACCGTCGCCGCCGGAGACACCGCCGACACCGTCCGCGCCGCCCTGCGCGATGTGAACATCTACCTCAAGAAAGCCGTCGCCGCCTAAGCGGTCCGACCCGGCAAAGGAGATTTAAACCATGAAACGACTTTTCTCCACCTTCTCCATCTGGGCCGTGCTGCTGATCGTGGCCGCCCTCTGCTTTCCCGGCGGATCCGCCCTCGCCTCGACTCCGGAAGGCACCGGCAGCGGGATCGGCCTGCTGCCCCTCCTCGGCATCGCCGGCACCATCGACATCTTCGACACCCGCACAATGCTCGAAGCCGTCGAGCAGATGAAGCGCCCCTTCACCTGGCTGCGCGACACCTTCTTCCCCAGCGTCATTCAGTTCGAATCCGAGACGGTCGACGTCGATATCGTCAAAGGGAAACGCCGCATGGCCCCCTTCGTCTCGCCGCTGTCCGCCGGTAAACAGGTCGAGCGCGAAGGGTTTGCCACCAACACCATCAAGCCCGGCTACATCAAGCCGTTTATGATCACCACGGCCGCCGACCTCCTCAAGCGCCAACCCGGGCAGATGCTCTACCAGGGCGGGCAGAATATCGAAGCCCGGGCGCAGGCCCAGCTCGGTAAAGACCTCGCCACCCTCATGGACATGATCGACCGCCGCGAAGAGTGGATGGCCGCCAAGGCCC